ATTTGTTACTTCAAATATATTACCTATATCAAAATAATAAAAGTTCTTATTCTTTTTCTAATGCTTTAAGAACCGCTTGTCATAATTGTTTTTGAAGAACTTATCATTGCCTTTATAGTGCTTTGATTTACCTACAATACTAGTAGGATTCTCTCCAAAATCAATCATCTTTTGTTCCCTATAAAGCATTAAAATACCAAGACAAGAAACACGGTCAAAGTTACCATAAGAGTTATAAGCAATAAGTTCCTTTAGTAAGGCAATCCCCTTAATGTTATAAAGGTTAGCCACTATTGTATTTTCTCCTATTGTAACACTCTTCATTAACCACTCTCTAGTTCTTTCTCTAGCGTGTGCGTTAATACCTGCTGTAGCTGGTATACCCTTGGATGTATTACCAATAGGAGGAGCTTTTAGTAATTGCTTCTCTGTTAGGTAAGGCAAGGAATCTTCAAGTAAGAATAACATATTCTTCTGAGAGCAGAATGAGAATAAACCCTTCTTGTTATTTTCATAGCATATCTTGCAGTTATAGAATAAAGCTATAGAACAACAAGTCTCATAGAAGAAATCAGCTCTCTCTGGTCTACCTGTATATTCACAAACAATCTGGTCTGTAAATAAATCCAATACCATAAAGCTACCAAGAGAGGCAGTATCAGCTTGGTCATTATCATATGGGTCCATAGCTGCTATGTATCTACCTTGTGTAGGCTTACCTGATGAATCCTTAATAGGCAGAGTGAAGAATTCAATAGCACCCTTAATCTTGTTACTCTTATGTGGGAATATGCGAATAGGTAAATCATTTGAAGGAACGAATCTTGTATCTAAACCTTCTCTTACTATCTCTCCTACATAAACATCAGAAAGAGCATTAGGGTCTGCTTCTAGCTGCCCTAATCTATCATTGATATTCGCTATAGGGAATATAGAGTTGGTAGATTTAAGGATAGCTTCTTTAGGTGTAATAGGATTTTCAGCAATGGTTCTTACAATAGAATCGGGGTCATCTGAGTTATACTTTACATTGTATCTGTTTTTCAAAATGTCTAATAAAGCCATAACTACATCAGAAATACCATCCTTATTGTATCTACCTTTACGATTAATAAATCCAGGGAAGAAATAGCAGAACTTAGGCTTACCTATACCAGCTTCATCATATACATTTGGTATACCATAAATCTTATAACCATCAGGATTGTACATAAGCTCCTGTGCAGAGTAGAATTCTGATTCATCAGAACCTGCCGTACCGAGAGCATATATTAGACCATTGACAGCTTCACCATCTTCTACAGAAGGTAAGAGAGTATTATATAAAGCCAAAAGAGAAGGGAAAGAACCGAACTCTTCAATAAGAATATAACCACGCTTACCACGAGCTTTAGATTCATCATCTTTAACTGCTACTCCCATTACGGTATTTAAAGTACCTTTTTCAACACCTGTCTCAGCATCTTTATAACCAGACTTCCATATCATTTCATTCAGTGAATCCTTAATTCTAGCTCTAGGGAATTCTGTATGTTCTGCTACAAAGTCAATATCAACAATGTACTTTGAAATGGTACCATCCTTATCTTTAATATACTCCTTTAAATAACCTAACAGAATGGTTACTCTATCCTTTGTAGTATCTAATCCTTCACCTAAAACGAAACGCTGAGCCATAATAGAAGCTAATGTAAAGGACTTACCAGCACCACGTCGAGCTAATTCAGCACAGTGTAAACCACCTTCGAAGTTATTGTATAAACCTCCATATCTAGCTTGCTCTAAATAATGAGTTCTCAGATACACACCTTCCCAGAATTCAGGGAATGCTTCAACACGACTAGCTACCTTAGTAGAACCATCCTTGAATACAGATAGCTTTAGTCTAGAATAGTTAAGATAGTAATACATAATCCCTGTAACCCATTCTCCATCTGATTCTCTTACATATCCTTCTAAACATCGTCTAGCTTCTCTTTCTAACCATTTTCTGAAGTTAGAGTTAGGACTACCATTAGGTCTAAGGAAAGTATAGCATCCGTGCTTTTCAAAGTGTATAGCTGATTCTCTAAAGTAATCTATATCCTCTATGATATGTGGATTAACTAAGTCTACTATTATCCTCCCTTTAGAGTCTCTTGGTAAATCTTTAGCTCTCTTTCTATTTGGAGATATAAGGTTTTGTATGTAGGGTACAGAATGAACGAAGTGCAAGAATTGTTCTCGCACTTCATCTGGGTATTGACTTAATAACTCTTCTGTTATCTTTGTTTGAAACTCATTTGTTTCTATAATTTCCGTAGTCATAAAGTAATTTCTTTAACACTAAATATTTAGATTCTGCTTCACTTAAATAGTTAGCTTTAATAGAGCCGTGTGCGATTATAGAAAGAGATGAACCACATTCTCTGTATACCACAAGAGTTTGGTAGATGCTCACATTCCTGCTATCTCTATAATAATCTAAGTGCGCTCTTTTGAGCTTTAAGAGCTTAAGCAATTTCTTTTCTTGTTTATCCAAAGATACCATCATCCATCACAGATTTTTGTTTATTACCACGCATTCTAGAATTCTCTTGAACTTCAGAGAATAATGCCTTTTCAGCCTCATCCATCATCTTAATCAAATCTGGCATTTCCTTAATCGCCTTCATAATAGCTGGAACTTGGAATACAGGCTTACCCTTATCATCACGTTCATCAATGTTAATACTACGTAATGTTTTTCTCAAATTATCTATTAGAAATCTAGCATCTTCTAGTAGTAAAGAAGATAGTGGTTTGAACGATTTATAATATTCAATGGCTGCTTCTAATTCGGCATCAGGTTGCCAATCAGGAGCTAAACCTAAACTATCTTTAACTTGTTCCATTCTTTCCTCGTCATCCATATAGATTTGGAAATCTGAACGAGGGTCTGCATAGAAATAAATAAAAGCGAGTTCATTATTTGCTTTACTCTTATCCTTTGATTTATCCCTATTCCATAATAACTTAAAAGGCTTTAGGGCTAAAGCCTCTTCCGAGATTGTAACCCTAAAACCTTCATACTTAAACAACTTAATCATAATCTTCTATGACTAGACTTATATCAGAATCTGTTAATATCAGATATTCAACATCATTAACTATAAGAGTAGGGATGGTATAATGTACTAGTTCTGTCATACCATTCAGCTCTTCTCTTGCTGAACCCTTCGGTATAGAAGTCTTTCTATACTTGGCATAACTAACCATTATCAAATCACCTTCCTTATAATTGGTAACTAGCGGACCTACCGAAACAATTCTCTGTATTTCTGAATACTGACAGTAAGGGTCTCTCATAAATCCTTTTGCTTCCGTCTCGGTATCAGCCGTAGTTTGTATATAATTATAACTCGGCTTTATCTTCTTTATGTTTATTATACTCATTGTAATGTCTAAAAAATTTACCTAAATATGGTATGCTAATGCTAAGATTGTTGCATTCCTTTAGTTCCTCATTCACGGCTTTCCAATATAACCTGTATATTCTATCTTCAGCCTTTTTACTTAACTGGGATTTCAAATCTAATCAATAATGAAAGTTCTGAATCTTTTATGTGTGGTATAAACTTTGGGTTTAACCTATTGTCTATAATCACATTCTTCTTTCTAAGTGAAGTTAGCAATACTTGAAGATGTATCATAGTTATATCCATCTCCTCTATTATCTTCTTTCTATAAGTATCAGAGAGTATTGTTGTATCAAGTATCTCCTTATCTAGGATTACCTCTTTTAACTCATCTCTGTACTTATAAAGTTTTGAAGCTAATATACACTCCTTGTTAGAAAGGTTGTGTAAAGGCTTTAAAATAAGGAACCAATTTAGGAACAACTCATCATAGTCATTAGACTTGATTTTCAGTATGTTCGTTGGTCTCATTTATTCCTACAAATTCTTCTAAGAATTTAAATACGTTTTCTTGAATATTACTTGGTAGCTTATCCTTAATCTTGGCTAGCTCAATCATATACTCAAGTCTCTTGTAATAACCAGCAAGATTACTCATATAAATCTGCTGTTCAAGTATTGCTCTTTCTTTAGGACTTAGTTCATTAGAACTGTTCTGAGTTAAGTCCTGCTTTTCTTTTGTATTCATTTACTTCTACTGCCCAATGATAAAGTGATAGTTTCTTGTTTTGCTTATTAGTATCTTTCTCAATAAGCTTTTTCTTTGTAGATTTTTCTACAGTTTTTTCTTTCTTAGTTGTTTTACTCATTGCTGAATAATGCTACCAGTTGTTATAAAGTTACTTAAATACTTGAGAGAAAATTCAAACATAACCTTTAGTGAATCTGCTAATTCTTTAACCGAGGTTTCTGTTATCTCTTCCTCTTTGTTAGAAGCAAAGTTATATATTTTATTTGACTTATACAAACTCAGGAGTAAATCCAATGCTATCCCACTCTTATCTGCTAGAATCTTGATTGGCTCTAGTAGGGCTTGTTGAATTAAACTCTTTACTTCTCTTTCTATATCCGAATCTCTAGTCTCCTTATCTAGTGTTTCTATGATTCTATTATAAATGTAGCCACCACCAACAACGTACTTTTTAGCACCAACTATTGAAAATGCATCATCAATAGCATCACGCTTTTGTTTAAATTCTGCGTCAGATAGAGAAGGAAGAGAAATCACATAATGAGTGTTGTCACCCATATAAAGTGCGTTTCCTTTAATGGTTACCTTATCTACTGCATAGTGAGTTATAAGTCTAAAATCAGGTAATACTCTAAGTCCTTTTGGTGGTAATAAAGACTGACAGATATTTACAACTATACCGAAATCTCTAAAGATGTTAGAAGCAAAAGCTCTAGCTTCATCTGCACCACCTTTAATCATCTTCATAACTAAGGTGTAAGGCAAGCCAAATAACTCATCAGAGGCATTTGAAATGCGGAAGATTTGAGTTAATCTGCTAATCTCTTTATACAAGTCATTATAATTTGAAAACTCCTTAACATAAAAAACTATTGATTTGTATTCAGTTAATGGTTGTCCATTTGGCTCCTTTCTTACTGTTTGTAGAATAGGTGAAGTTATATTGGTTTTATATCCCTTGTATTTAGATATGAAGTATAGATTATCTTCACTCTTGTTTACTTCATATGTATAGTTACCTTCAATATTCTTAGGCATTAATTTCAGTAACCTCTCATCATTATTGAGAACTACAGATAACATATTGGGTATATCTTCCTTCTTAATTGATTCGGCATTCTCATCAATTATAGCTTGAATTCTCTCCTTTTCTTTCTCTACAAATTCAGCAATCTTGAATGGAGGATAACTAAAGTCTTTATTGAAATGCTTTATCAGAGAATAGGTAACAATAGAAGTAGAAGTGGAACCATCCTTATTGATGTCGTTGATATACTTAACTAACCCAACGAAATCTTTGATAATGTTATTCTCAATTATGTCTTCTGATGATACAGCTGATATTACTGATAAACCATCCTTGGTATATACCTGTTCGTATTGGTTTGATATTAATACACTATCGCCATATGGTCCATAGGTTGTTTTAACCAATTCATCTACAGGTTTCAGTGTATCTAGTATTAGTTGTCTTGATTCTTTTTTATTTAAAATTCTACTCATCTTATAATTAAGTAAAGTGCTATTTGTAATGCTTGTCCAATTAACCCCCCGAATATGGTACAAAGAAAATCGAAAATATCGAATTTCCCTCCCTTGAGTTTATCCTTGTACTCCATACCAAAAGCCAGTCCTACAACAAAAAGAATGGTAAAGGTTAATCCAAATGGTATTGCATATAGGAAATGTTTTTCTCTGTTGCTAGTTGATAGAAGTGGTACTTTCCTTAGTAGTGCTTCTGTTCTTTCTAAAACTTTCACGGCTATATCTTTCCTTGAATTTTAGTAAATCTGTATTTCTTCTCCCACTCTTCGTAACTCATCTCCTCAGTTTCAGTGCAGCCGCAATCACCACAATAATCATCTAAACCTTCATCTCCTAGTATGTGAAGTGAATGACATTCTTTACAGCAAAATACAGGAATTGAATTATAATACTCTTTTCTGGAATACGGGTATTTCTTTTTATACTCATCCCACCAACTAAACCTTAAATCGAAATCTTCTGTCATAATCATTAAATTAAGTTATATATCACAAAGGTATTTAATTTTTCTTTTATATCCAAACATCCAATCAAATTTTTTCTTATATACACGTACGCGCGTACACACGCAGGCGCGTTTCTGTAGGTGTAAATATATAAATATATTTACTAATAA